CCCATCGGCAGCCTGAAAAGCCAACTCAATGCCAACCTATTCGGCACGTTGGCGGACAATTTCGTACACCATCATTTGCGGCCAACGGCGTGGGCGAGATACATGGACGACATGGTACTAATGCACAACGACCCCGATTGGCTGTGGCACATGAAAGAGCGGCTTGAGACATTCGCTCAGGAGCGCATGGGGATGCGGTTTAGCAAGTGGAGCATTGCCCCAATAAGCCGAGGTATAAACTTTTTGGGTTACCGGATATGGACGCGTCACAAACTATTGCGCAAGCAGAGTGTGACAAGAGCAAAACGTGCGTTAAAATCATTGCAGGAACGCGGTGATACAGAAGCCATGTCAAGGTTTTTAGCCGCATGGACTGGACACGCAAGTTGGGCAGACACACGCAATCTGTTCAATACACTGGAGATACAAGCATGATTATTAACGACGCTAAAGACCTAAACGCCGCGCCTGCTGATGTTCGAGAGCGCTTTATGGAGAGCCTTGCAGCAGGAATTAACCGCTGGGGTTGGGATGGCAATGACTGGGTTTTAACTCAGGACACCGCCACCATTGAAAAGTTTGGCTTTACCCTCGCCGATTTTCCTGATGCACCCACACCTGAAAAACCTAATTACAACCCCGACCAGCGCCANCTAGAGCAGGAAGCCGAAGAAGCCCGCACCCAGCGCGACGCCCTGCTATCACAGTCAGACTGGACACAGGTAGCCGATGCCCCTGTAGATCAACAGGCTTGGGCTGAGTACCGTCAGGCACTGCGTGACGTGCCTGAGCAGGCAGACTTCCCTACCGACATTGATTGGCCAGTAACACCGGAGTAGTGCCATGACTGAGAACGAGCGCATTGCCAAACTCGAAGCCAAGGAAATTGAGCGCGACCGTCGCATCGAAGAGATGCAGCGTGACATACGCGAAATCAAAAAGGCTGTTACCTCATGGAGAGGCGTAATACTTGGCGTTGCGCTGACGGTCTCATTCCTGTGGACTGGCTTGATGGGCGCTTGGAACTTCTTAAAGCATAAAGTTGGGGCGTGACATGCGGGACATAAATCGAATTATAGTGCATTGCAGCTACACCCCGCCAAGCATGGACATCGACAGCGAAACAATTAAGGGTTGGCATGTGAACGAAAACGGCTGGAGTGATATTGGGTACCACTACGTCATTACCCGGCAGGGGAAAATCGAGCGAGGCCGCCCTATTGAGCGGGCAGGAGCGCATGTGCGAGGGCACAACGAAGACAGTATCGGTATCTGCCTGGTTGGCGGGATGACCGAAGATAAAACTGCGGCAGATTCTAATTTTACGCGGTGGCAGTGGCTGGCACTGGCATCCCTAATAGACAGCTTGGAAGAAGAACATGGGCGGCTTGAGTGCTATGGCCACCGTGACTTCGATAGCGGCAAAGAATGCCCTTGCTTTGATATGCAAGTGTGGAGGGCCGAGCCATGATGAAGCAGTTACTGGGTGCTGGGCTGGGGAAGACTGTCGATAGTGTGCTTGGGCGGTTTTTCGAAGACAAAGATCAAGCGGCGGAAGCCGCTCACGAGCTGCGCCTCGCCATGCTGGAACACGAGCAGACTGCGCAGCAGGTAGCCAGGGACGTGGTGGTGGCCGAGGCTAAGTCTGAGCACTGGGTGACCAGTGCTTGGCGACCGCTTACGATGCTGGCGTTTACGGCGATCGTCGTCAACAATTACATCCTCGCCCCTTACATTGACTTGTTTTTCGGAACGTCAGTGCTGCTGGAGGTGCCCGACCAACTTTGGAACCTTTTGCAGATCGGGCTCGGGGGCTATGTCGTCGGGCGCAGCGCAGAGAAGTGTGTGAAGGAATACAAAAAACGGGGGTGACTCGTGGCAAACCGACTGACGGACGCTCAATACCTAGCTGCATACGACCAGATGGGCACCATGAAGGGGGCTGCCGCTTTTCTTGGGGTGCACCCCCGCACCTTTGAGCGACGGATCGAAAGAATCCGCGCTGGCCGCACCAACGAGCAACGGCTTTCAGTCGAGGAATTTCCGCAGCGTGAGGACGAGACGTTCAAGGGACGCTCCGTACTGTGGAACCCCACAACCGGCGAACAGAAGCTAGAGTGGTACAAGACTGACCGGGACAAGCAGGCCCAGTTCGAGGCCATGAAGCAATCGGTCAAAGCACTAAGTGACGACATCCCTGCCATTCCCGCCATCCGCAAGCCCAAGGTGCCGGCCAACGAGCTTTTGAATCTGCATGTGCTGACGGACGCGCACATTGGCATGCTGGCGTGGGGCGAAGAAACCGGCGAAGACTGGGACACTGAGCTTGCCGAGCAGATGATCCTGAAATATTTCGCTGCGTCTATAGAAAAGGCTCCCCAGGCGCACCGGGGTGTGCTGGCACAGATGGGAGACTTTTTGCACTACGACGGCATCGACTCAGTGACTCCGGCCAGTGGCCACCAGTTAGACACCGACACGCGCTTCGCAAAACTGGTGCGGACAGGCATTCGGATCACCCGGCAGCTAATTGAAATGATGCTGTCCCGCTACGTTTCCGTCGAAGTCATTATGGCCGAGGGCAACCATGATCCGGTGTCAGAAATTTGGCTCCGTGAGCAGTTTGCCGACCGCTACCGCAACCAGCCCCGACTGGTTATCGACCAGTCCCCGAAGCCATTCTATGCTGTGGAGCACGGCAGTACCTCGCTGTTCTTCCACCATGGCCACCTCAAAAAGATCGAACAGATCGACCGGGCGCTGACTGCCGAGTTCCGCGAGTTGTTTGGCCGCACCAAGTACTCCTACGCCCATCTCGGGCACCTGCACCACTATGCGGCCAAGGAAACAGAACTGATGACGGTAGAGCAGCACGGCACGTTGGCTGCCCGAGATGCGTTTTCCAGCCGTCACCTGTACAAAGCCGCACGCCAAGCCAAAGTGGTGACGTACCATGCAGAGCATGGCTACGCCGGTGAGCTGGTAATTACCCCCGAGATGCTGGCCTAATCGTCGTCTTTGTAGACCATTTTCGACGGGAACCGCAGGCATGATACGGGTGGGGTCCCCTGCGCCAAGCGCATCTTGAGCCCAGTCTGTGCGTTTTCCTTAATCAACCTACGAATGACCGCGAGGCTAACTTGGCGGCGGCGCAGTTCTTCTCGCAGCAGGCTGCTGTGTAAGTAAAGATCCGGCCCGTCCAGCCTGGCAATCGGGCTATCCACATAACCCATCCTGCCATTGCTACAAACGCACACGCGGTCAGACTCCTCGGTCAGCCACTCCCGCAGCACCTCTAGGAACTGCTGCTCAGGGCTCAGTGTCTCCTCGGCCTGCTCCTGCATGGTCGGCACAACGGCTTCGATCACCTGCCAAGGGCGGAACGGGATCAGGCCGAGCTTCTTGGCAATCATGCCGCCGGCCAGTGCGGCAGCCAAAGCCCACACCCCAAACCGCTGCGAGTCCTGCCCCTCAAAGGCGTCCTTCACCTGCTCCACCGCTTTCTTGGCAAGCTCTCGGCATGTCTCTACGTTCTGGATGACGTACTGCATGTACACCGCCCCGGCCTGGCCCGCGTTGGCGCTGGTGCCCTTGTAAATCTCGGTGGCGTCAGCAGGGGGGACGGCGTTTTCCACAACTAGCTCGATAGCCCGGTTGCGCTGCGCCTCCGTCAAGTGTGACTGGCTGGCCTCCATGATTGGGCTGTTGGTTGTCAGAAACGCGACCAGCTTCCACGACCCGCCGCTGCTCCAGCTACGGTTGCGCTGCAGCGCGTCCTTGCCCCGCCCGTTGGCGATCATGTACAGCAGGTTGCCGATGCTCTTGTCCGGCAGGCTGGTCACCTCGTCCATCAAATACGGCACCGAGTGCAAGGTAGACAGGTGCACGTCAATGCTGTTCTTGGTCGCATCGGCAGACTGGTAAAGCGCGTCGGGGTTGCCGAAAATTGACAGCGCCGCCCTAGCCGCCAGCGTCTTGCCCCGACCGGAGGCACCCGCCAAAGAGATCGCTGCACCGCTCACGTCCATCAAATCCAGCAGTGGACTGCCGAACCCCGCAAGTAGACAGAACTGGTGCTTTTCCAACCCCTTCGCGTCCAGAAGCGCCACGGCTTTCTTCCACCCCTCCAGCGTGCCCCGTGGCTCCAGTTGCGCCAGCGGGCTGTTGCGCTCAATCGTCGCGTCCATCATGCCCTGCGACGTGACCTTCTTGGTGCCCAGCACAAACTCGCCGTTGTCCGCATGCCAGCCCAGCCGAGCGTAATACTCAGTGACCCGGCGCTCTTGGAGCAGTTTGTTTGTCAGCTCAGAGATATACATATTCCATACCTTACCACTTGGGATAAGGCTCACGAGCCCTTGGCTCCCGGCCCACTCCATCATCTTGGTGTTGCTGCCGAGCAGTGTCAGCGGCATAAGTGTTTTCCGCCAGCGCCCATCAGGGCGTAGCCAAGTCAGCAGAACCTTGGCGTCGTCGGCGTCCGTTTCAGTCTCCCCGCGGCGGGTGCGGAACGTCTCACCATAGACCGGCGTGGTGCTTGCCCACACCTTGGCAATGTTGCCCTCATCGTCCTCTGCGACCTTGTACACCCCCTTGGCCGTAATGTGCCAGTCACCGACCTTGTTATCCCGCGGCGGGGCCTCTTCTTCGGTCTCGTCGTCCTCGGGCACCGGAGGCGGTGCAGGGATTGCTATCGGGCTTTTGACAGACTTCGCAAACGGGCAGCCCTCGCATCCGCCAGGATTGACCGTGGCAAAATGCTCGCATGTGGCAGGGCCCGCCGTCGCCTCAGCTTTTGCTTGAGTTTCCCCCGCATCGTATCGTGGGTCGCCTTGGCTGATCTTGTGAATCAACTTATCGCCGTTTATGCACCGCGACACAATGGACAACACGGCTCGCCAGTATGGCTCTTCAATGCCATTGCTTTGCACCTTGGCAGCNTGGCGCACCTGCTGGCAGCCCCGCAAGACATTTTCAATGTGGGCAGGTGGGAACTCTGGTTCCGTGTCCCACTCCGAGCTGGCTACCTTAGCCGGTTGCGGCTTGGCCGCAGGCAGCTTTTCAGAAAACGCGGAAATTGAGTACGTCCGATCCGACTTCTTCAAAACTCGCACAGGTTTGGGCGCGTCGGGATCCTTGCGATTGTGGGTGCCAGGAACACGCAAAATCCGTGCCACGTCGGCAGTGATGCCGTGGTCGGCATGCACCCCCCAAGCTAGGCAAGCCTGTTTTAGCTGCTCGGCCACCAGACGCCAGTCCTCGACCGGGGCAGGTGCGTCCAACTTCCAGTAGACGTGCAGCCCGTTGCCGCTGTCCACCAGCATACTAATTGGCGGCAAACTAGAAGCGACCAGCCCCTTCAGTGCGTCGGCCTTGCTCGGGTAGCCTTTGCCTTCGCCGCAGTCCAAGTCCAACCAGAAGTATTGCACACTGGTAGCATTTTCTGCGGTGCGCTTGCGAGCAGAAAACTCCGCCATAGACCAGTAAACGTCGCTGCTTCCTTCCCGATCTATCTGCAGTGCTGCCTTATACGCCTCCACCCTGTTGTCAAACCACTGATGCTTTACTTTGCGATTGGCAATAGCTACTATTGCGGTCAGCTCATCTGTCATGGTGTAGCTCTCGGGAGCCCCGGTCACCCCCGCCGGGGCTCCTTTTTTATTTAAGGATTTCTTTGACCAGCTCATCCTGCTTGTTGCGGGTTGTGGCAGGTAGCAGTCCGTCGTTTCTTGCTTTATCGAGGGCATGGGCGACCATCTTAATCCGCATCACCGTGCCCATACAAGGCTGGCTGTGCCGAGTTGTCCAGTTTTTGACAGTCTGGCGGCTCACACCCATTAGTGCGGCAATGCTTTTATCGTTCAGATTGTCCGCCCCAGCAGCCTGTTCATAGAACTTATCCCAAGCCTTGCCCGCAAGGCGATGCACCTGCTCATTGTTTTCTTTGATACTCTGCATGTTTACCTCCGGCGAGGGGGCTAGCCCCCTCGCTTATCCAATCGTTACTTGAGCATCGCGAGGATGTCATCCAAGGATTCGTCATCCTGGGCTTCCTCAACCTGCGGTTCGGGCTCGGGTGCCGGCTCCGGCTCTGGCTCTGGCGCAGCCTCCGCCACTTCAGGCTCTGGTTCCGCCTTAGGCTTAGGCTTTGGC